TTCGTTGCCACAGTTGGCGGAGCGCCACTGGATGTCGTCAAGCAGTACGTCGCGGACCAGCGGAATGCCTAGCCGCCCTTACCTCCCCACGGCTAAAGCCGGGGGTTTCTCGGGCGGTCTTCGATGACCGCCCGCGTAGGCGACACGAGCGGCGCGCCGATGCCGGCCTTGCGCCGAGGCTGGCACGCCATCACGCTCACCATCGAGGAGGACCGATGACCGACCTGGCCGAAACGCCCGACGAACACACGCAGGAATGGTCGCCAAACGCGCGAGGATGCCCCCAGAACGCACGGGAGCCCCTTCTTGGCACTGAGAGAGGCTGGACATGCGACAGGCCGTCAGACTGCGACGTAGAGCCTCACGGCTCGACGCCGCGAAAACCTCTCGTCATCGAAAGCGTGTCGTCCACGCTGCGAATCGAAGGACGGCAGGAACCGCTCGGCCAGGCCTACCTAGTCATGTCCGCCGACGACGACTGGGGCGACTCGGTGAGGATCGACCTCGGCATCCAAGACGCGCGCCTGCTCTCCGGCTGGCTCGGCAGCTGGCTCCGGAACAAGGCGTGAAACCCCGGCCGAACCGACAGGAGAAGCGGCGATGACCACCCACCGCGGCGTCCCCAACGGAATCGTGAACATCATCGACCTGTTCGCCGGCCCGGGCGGTTGGGACGAAGGCCTACGCATGATCGGCCGCACTGACGTACTCGGCATCGAGTGGGACGAGTCCGCCTGCCTGACCGCCGAGGCCGCCGGGCACAAGCGACTCCGCGCCGACGTGACCGCCCTCAACCCACGCGACTACATCGGCGCCGAGGGCCTGATCGCCTCCCCACCCTGCCAAGCGTGGAGCCTCGCGGGCAAGCGCGGGGGCGAGGAAGATCGCGCCGCCTGTCACGAGCTCGCCGACCGCATGGCCGCCGGCGACGACTCGACCGACTGGCGCGACTGGACTGACGACCGTTCGCCGCTCGTCTGCCAGCCCGTCCGCTGGGCGCGCGAGCTTCGCCCCGAGTGGATCGCCCTGGAGGAGGTTCCCGCTGTGCTCGGCCTGTGGGAGCACATGGCGCGCATCTTCCGCACGCGGGGGTACTCCGTGTGGGTCGGGACGCTGCTCGCCGCCGACTACGGCGTCCCGCAGACCCGGACGCGCGCAATCCTCATGGCCTCTCGCGTGCGGCCCGTCACCCCGCCCGAGCCGACGCACGCCGAGCACCCCGAGGGTGTCGACCTGTTCGGCGGGGGCCACCGTCAGAAGTGGGTCAGCATGGCCGAGGCGCTGGGGTGGGGGTTCGACGCGGAGCCGTCCTGCACCGTCTCATCCGGGGGCGCTGCGACTGGGGGCGCCGAGACGTTCGCCAATGCCGGATACCGGCGGCGGCTGGCCGATTACGTGAACCCCGCACCCACCATCGTCACCACCCGCCGCAGCAAGGATGGCCTGATCGTCGGCCGCCAACTGCCGCCCGGGGAAGGCGAGAACATCGGCGGCTGGGGTTGGGAGCGGCCAGCCACCACCATCGTCGGATCATTCTGCCCCGACATCGTGTCGGCGCCCGGCTATCGCACCACCGAGAGCCGACAGAACACGCCCGGCGGAATCCGCGTCACCGTCCAAGAGGCCGGCGTCCTCCAGTCCTTCCGCCCGGACTACCCGTGGCAGGGCACCCGCACGAAGCAATACGAGCAGGTCGGCAACGCCGTCCCGCCCTTCATGGCCGCCCACGTCCTCGCCGCGCTCGGTGTCGGCACCGTCCCTGACTCCCTCGCCGCCTGACCCCCTCCCACTGAAAGGCACTCCCATGACCCCCGACCTCACCACCGGGCTCAGGCACGGATGGGAGTCGGCATGACCGACACGGTGCAGCAACTGCACGAACTGCCCGACCTCGCGGCCGAATGCTTCGCCACCTGGGGCCACCCCAACCCGAGCGAACGCCCCGTCGTGGCAGTCAAGCGCATCCACCCCAAGGCACCCGCCGACCTTGACACCCTCGACGCGCTCCGGGCCGACAAACTCGGACTACTGCACCGCCTCGCCCAATGCGTGCGCGCCGTCGTCGAGGACATGCCGCAGCATCCCGGCGACCTCACAGACACGCCAACCTGGGCGTCTGAGTGCGCATGGCTCATCGCACACGCCGCAGACTGGAGGGCCGATGAGTTCATCCACGACTGGGTGAGCAGCGAAGTCCAGGCCATCCATCGCGAACTGTGCAGGGTCGCCCGCGTCCACCCGCCACTCAGGCTCCAATGCCCACGCTGCCAAGCGCCCGTACACCTCGCACCCGGCGGCCAGTACTACCGCTGCGAAAACGAGCACATCATCGACCACTGGGCCGAAGTCAAACGCATGGGGCAGCTGGTCATGATGACCTACTCCGAGCTGGCCGACGTCACCGGCGTCGCCGAGGCCACCATCCGCAAATGGGCAAGCCGCAAGCTGATCAGGGCCAGCGGCAGACGTGCAGGCTCGCCAACGTTCGACGTCGAATCCGTGCGCCGTGTCGCTGCCAGAACAGGCTGAGCATGTGCTAGTGTCACAACGTGGGTGTTTCGTGTGCCCACAATCGCACGGCGTGAACTTGACTTGCTCCCCACGGCTAAAGCCGGGGGATTCCTGCTTCTTCAACGGATGCCTCCTCGCTCTAGGAGCGAGGCGGTCTCACTCCATCTCCACAGGCTTGGACGGCCAGCCCGACCGCACGTATGACCTTGGCCGCATTGACGTCCCGGTCGTGGACGGTGCCGCATTCGGCGCACACCCATTCCCGGACGTTCAGCGGCAGGGACCGCAGCAGATGGCCGCAGTCGGAGCAGGTCTTGCTGCTCGGATACCAACGGTCGATCGCGATCACTTCGCGGCCGTACCAGTCGGCCTTGTACTCCAGCATCGACCGGAGTTCCGACCAGGACGCGTCGGAGATGGCCCGCGCCAGTGATCGGTTCTTCACCATGTTGCGCACAGCCAGGTCCTCGATGACGATCGTTTGGTTTTCGCGAACGATTCGAGTCGTGAGCTTGTGCAGGTGGTCCCGTCGCCGGTCGGCGATGCGGGCGTAGACCTTGGCGACCTTCAGCCGCGCCTTGGCCTGGTTGTTGGAGCCTTTCTGCTTGCGAGCCAAGGCGCGTTGGGCCTTGGCGAGTTTGGCTCGGTCCTTCTTCTCGTACTCCGGGTTGGCGATCTTCTCTCCGGTGGAGAGCGTGACCAGGGTGGTAATCCCGGCGTCCAGCCCAACCGCCGCATCCGTCGATGCGTACGGGGTGATCGTCTCCTCGACCAGTAGGGATACGAACCAGCGGCCCGCAGCGTCCCGCGAGACGGTGACTTGCGATGGGTCCGCACCATCCGGCAGCGGCCTCGACCATCGGATGTCCAGCGGTTCGGACTGCTTCGCAAGCTTCAGCCGACCGTCGCGATAGCTGAACCCGTTGGTCATGTAGGTCGCCGAGTCGCGGGTCTTGCCCTTCTTCTTGAACTTCGGGTAGCGGCTCTGTTTGCGCCAGAACTTGTCGAACGCTGATTGCAGGTGGCGCAAGGACTGCTGAAGGGTGACGTTCGACACCTCGCCCAGCCAGGCCGTCTCCGGATCGCGCTTCCACCCCGTCAGCTCTTTCGCCGTATCCACATAGCTGACCCGACGCTTCTCCTGAGTCCACGCCCGGGACCGCTCCGCGAGCGCCCGGTTGTAGACATACCGCACGCACCCGAACGTCCGGCTCAGTTGCTCGGCTTGCTCGGGGGTCGGGTAGAAGCGGTACTTGTACGCCCGCCTCACAACCCTGCCGCTCATGGTTGACAGTGTAGCACGATTCCATGTTAGGGGATGTGCTAACCCCATAGCTGAAGCAAGGGGTTTGCGCACTACGCAGCATGATCAACCGCCACCACACACGCAGTTGGCCGGCGTCAAAGCTGGGCGGGCAAACTCGCAAGGAACCCGGCCAAGGCGTCCCAGGCGGGCACACAACACGCCCGTTCCCTTCCCCGCCGCACACAACGACCTGCGCCGGCCAACCAAGTCCTTGATGAGGTGAGGCCATGCGAGCACCCCGCGCCGGCGCACACGATCCCCCTCGCCGTCGTCTGGCACCCTGCGCACGACAGCAGACAGCCCCGCGTGAGCCCAGCCTTCGCTACCGGCTGCGGACCCGGGGCCACACGTCACCGATGCAGGGACACCACGGCGGCGAGGAGGCACACACGTGACCATCGAGTTGACCCGCTGGGTCGTCGTGGCCGAGACCGTCGACAGCGACGGCGAAGTCTCACTCGCCAGCCTGTGCAGCCCCGGCCTGCCCGTGTGGGTGCGCTCCGGGATGCTCCGCTGGGAAGCCGACACCCTCGCAGGCCAGCCCCTGTGGACCGACGCCGAGGACGAGTGAGGGATGGGCAACCCTCGCCAAGCCAATGGGCACAGGCGCAGGCAGGTCCGTGCCGCTGTCCTCGCAGAGGAAACCCACTGTGGAATCTGTGGGCAGTGGGTCGACAAGACACTCGGCAACATGGCCGGCGTCCACTCCACCCGATGCGCGGATAGCTCGTGCCCCGGCTGCGTGCCGCACCCGATGCGCGCCGAGGTCGATGAGATCGTGCCCGTTGCCATGGGTGGAAGCCCGATCGAACGGGCCAACTGCCGACTCTCCCACCGCGCCTGCAACATCGGGCGCAACCGCAAGCGACCGGTCGTCGTCAACCGCGAGCCGTACCGAACCTCACGTGACTGGGTGGCGGGCTGAATCCCGCTCCTTCTGATGCTTCCGGTCGCCTGACCTCCCACCCTGCCGGGGACCCCCTAGCCCGGGCTCAGGGCCCTCTCCTGGCATAGGGCCGATATCCCCCCGAGGTTGGGCAAGCCGGTTGGGTGCCTACGTGCGGCGGTATCCCACGGCCTTCCGTACCCCGTTCTCGGTCATGCCGGCGGCCGCTGCGATTGCGCGCCAAGTGGCCCCGGCGGACCGCGCGGCAAGCATGACCTCGAGTCGCTCGGTCCGCGCGGTTTCGATGCGGTCTGTCAGCTCGGCGACGCGCGCGACGTGTTCACTCATGGCAACTACCTTACCTAACTGGGTTGGGCAAAGCGAAAAGCCCCGGCCGCGAACGACCGGGGCGACGCTTCCGGCTTGGATGCTTTCAGCCCTCGCCGTCCTGGTCGGCGAGCACGTCGGCGACGATGCCCCAGAAGGTGGCCCCGTCGTCGCCGGGGTCAACCATGCGGAACCCCTGCGCGGGGAGCCAGTAGGCGCCCCGGTCCTCGTCGTAGCCGTCGTACCACACGACGAGGCCCGCCGCCTGGAGCCGGGTGCAGACTTCTGCCGCGATCCGGTCGCACTGGTCGCCGGTCAGCGTGTCATCGGTCGCGATGGCGGGAGCGATCTCCCGCTGAATGAGATCCGTGATGGTGGTGTAGGTGGTCATGGCTCCACCATAGTGAACCAAGTTCACCCTGTCAACATAGTTGGCCTACTTGCGTGGTCAACTCAGTTGGGCTAGGGTGAAGCCATGACCACAGCAACAGTCACACCCGAAGCCATGATCGCGCGCCGCGTTCCCTGGGAGGGGCCCGCCCCTACCCGCACCCGGAAGGGGTGACCGCGTGCCAACCATCATCAAGGGTCAGCCCACATCCGAGGAGATCCGCGCGACACTGGCCGCCGAGGGGCGGCCGGTGCTGGTTGCGTTCTCAACCGGGAAGGATGCCCTAGCTTGCGAGCTTGCGCTACAGGATGCGGGGATCGATACCCGTTTGGCTTATCTGTACTACATCCCTGGTTTGCGCTTCGTAGAAGAGACTCTGGCGCGGCAGGAGGATCAGCTAGGCAAGCCGATCGCGCGCTACCCGCACCCGAGCCTATGGCGTTGGTTGAACAACTTCGTGTTTCAACCACCGGAGCGGTTGCCCATCATCGCCGGCGCGAATATGCCCACCATTGAATATGTTTCGATGTGGGAATGGATTAGGCGCGATATGGGACTGCCCGCGGATACTTGGGTGGCCGATGGGGTGCGCGCGTCCGACTCGATCGTCCGTCGCGCTTCGTTCACAAAGCATGGCGTGATGAAGCCCAGTAATCGCAAAGTCTCGCCGGTGGCCGACTGGCTCAAGGGCGAGGTTATGGCCCGGATCGCGCGGGCCGGTATCACCCTGCCGCCCGACTATGAATGGTTTGGGCGTAGCTTCGATGGGATCGATTATCGGTTCCTAGAGCCGCTGTCCCGCTTCGCGCCGGATGACTTCGCGCGCGTCCTCGAGTGGTTCCCCCTGGCTGAGGTAGAACTCATCCGGGCGACCGGAGTAGGTAGGTAGTCCACAAATGGCACTCCCCAAGCTCACCGGCGGCCCCGCCGCCCTCGCGGCCGGCGGCCCGTCAAAGTTCACCGGCCCGCTACTCAAGCCTGGCCCGGACCCCCTCGCGGGTGTTGAGTACACCGGCGACCTCGCGGCAGATAGCGCGGCTGAGCTGTCCGCTATGGAAGCGGCCTACCGGGCGCGCGCGGCCGGTGAGGCTAAGCGCTTCACCCAAGCGACCGATTCGGAATACTGGGTATGCGTCGTCTTCGAGGATCGGGCCGCCAAGGATGCATTCTTGGCGGAGTTCGCGCTGGCACCCCTGGGGAACAAATACCTGATCGGGTCCGCGGTAGTGAAGAAACTGCGCGGCCTGCTCGGCAAGTAGCCGGGCGACCCCAACCCCCGGACCCGCAAGGGCCACCGGGGGCCGCGTCGCGTCCGCCCCCCACTGGCGTCGAGGGCCATGTGCCCCCACTCGCCCCCGCACCTACGACCGTCGAGAGGGGGTGAACCCTATGCGTCCTCAGACCGGTATGCCCATTCGCGGCGCCGTGCTCAATCGGCGACTGATGGCCGGCATCCCCCAGATGGGCCGCATGTCCGGCTCCTGATCCGCCCAACGTGAGAGGAGTCCCCCATGGACCTGCCCGAAGACATCGACTGGCCCGAACGCACCCAGCACTGGTGGGCCGCGTGGGTCGAGTCACCGCTCACAGCGTCCTGGACTCCTCTCACGTGGCAGTACCTGCTCGACACGGCGCTCATTCACCGCGAAATCTGGGCCACCGGCAACGTGGCCCGCATGGGCGAGCTCCGCGCGCGCGTTGAACGCCTAGGCGCCGTCGGTGACGCACCCGCGGCCGCCAGCAGCACCCCACACGCCCCCACAGCCAAGGTGGTGACTCCGCTTGACGACCTCGCAAACCGTCGCGCTCGGCGGAGTGCAGGAGCCTAGGTACCGACCCTCGGTTCGCAAGCGATCCGCCCACGTCGACGACTGCGCATTCCTCGCCAGCGCCTACGGTCTGACCCCCGACCCGTGGCAGATGACCGTCCTCGAGTGCTGGCTGGCCGTGGAGAAGAACGGACGCATGCGCGCTGGCCGGTGCGGGCTTGCCGTACCCCGCCAGAACGGCAAGAACGCCGTCCTGGAGATGGTCGAGCTGTACATGCTGGTCGTACTGCAGCGGAAGATCCTCCACACGGCCCACGAGGTCAAGACGGCCCGTAAGGCATTCCTGCGACTCACAGGTTTCTTCGAGAACGACCGGCAGTGGCCCGAGCTGGCAAGCCTGGTGAAGGAGATTCGCCGCACGAACGGCCAAGAGGCCATCGTGCTCCACAACGGCGGCACCATCGAGTTCATCGCCCGCTCACGCGGTTCCGGCCGCGGCTACACGGTCGACGTGCTGGTCTGCGACGAGGCGCAAGAGCTGACCGACGAACAACTCGAGGCGCTCCTGCCCACGATCTCGTCGGCGCCGTCCGGTGACCCGCAACAGATCTACACGGGTACCCCGCCCGGCCCCACGTCACCCGGCACGGTGTTCCGCCGCATGCGCGAGGCTGGCATCTCCCGCAAGGACCCACGGCTTGCGTGGGTCGAGTGGTCGGTTGCTGAGGTGGGCGACATCTATGATCGCCACCGCGTCGCGGCTACAAACCCCGCCTTGGGTATCCGCCTGCAGATGTCGGTCATTGACGACGAGCTTGGGCAGATGACCCCGGAAGGCTACGCGCGCGAACGGCTCGGCTGGTGGTCCGACCACGGCCACACGCCCCCCGCCATCCCCAAGCCACTGTGGGACGCATGCAAGGTCGACAAGGCGCCCACGGGCGGCAAGCCGTCCTTCGGTGTGAAGTTCTCCGTCGACGGTGAGCGCGTGTCGCTGGCCGCCGCGGTCGCCCACGGCGAATCGGTCCACGTCGAGGTCATCGCCCAGATGGCGACGGTTGCCCCCATGGTTGGCGACACGACCCTGGCGCAGTGGCTGGTCAATGCGAGCCGCACCTGCTCCTCCGTCGTCCTTGACGGCAAGGCGGGCGCCGGCGCACTCGAGGCCGAACTGCTCAAACGAGGGTTCCCCGGCAGCAAGGTCGGTCGCATCACCGTGGACGGCGCAATCACTGCGCACGCCCAGACGCTCGAAGCTATCCAGTCGGCACGGCTCACCCACGTGGGCCAGCCGGCGCTCACGACAGCCGCACTCACGGCTACCAAGCGAACCATCGGCACCTTGGGCGGGTGGGGCTGGCAGGCCATCGGCGATGGTGACGTGCTGGACCTGGAGGCGGCCACCCTGGCCGTCTACGGCGCCAAGCGAACCAAACCGAGCGGGCGAGTCCCGCGACGGATCTACTAGCGATGGATGGAAGGGGGACGGATGGCTCGCACGCCTGAGCAGTGGCTGGACGTCCTCGCCAAGCGGCTTGATGCCCGCATGCCGTACGTGACGCTCATGAGGCGCTACCGCAACGGGGACGCCCCCTTGCCGGAGATGGGCCCGAACCTGCGCGCCTCCTGGCTGGCCTTCCAGCGCAAGGCCCGCGCCAACTGGGGCGGCTACGCCGTCGAGGCCCGCGCCGACCGGATCGTCTACGCCGGCGTGACCGTCGGCGGATCGGTCACCAGCGACGAGGCCAAGGCTGCCGCGCGCATCGTCCGCGACAACCGCCTCGAGGTGGCCTTTGCGGACGCGATCGACAACTGCCTGAGCACCGGTTACGGCTACATCGTGGTCGGGGCCGCCGATGACCAGCGTGCGGTCGTGACGAGCGAGCCGCCGGAGCAGGTGATCGTCGCCCAGGACCCGATCCAGTCGTGGAGGGCCCGCGCTGCACTCAAGGTGTGGCGGGACGACGAGAGCGCGCGCGACTATGCGACCGTGTGGGCCGACGGCATGCTGACCAGATTCAGCCGGCCCGCTTCAACGGTGAACCGCACGGCCCAGACGCCCGCACGATCCACGGGCGGAGGCTGGGAGAGGGACGGCGACCCCGTGCCCTTCTCTGGCGTCGTGCCGGTGTTCGAGCTCGAAGGCCCCACGGGAACGACCGCCCTCGAATCGGTCAACTGGACCGGCGGCCTGGCGATGCTCGATGGTCACACCGACCTGCTGGACGCCATCAACCACGGCGTGCTCATGCGGATCGTCACGATGGCGATGCAGGCGTTCCGCCAGCGGGCGCTGAAGATGCGCGACGGCCAGACCCTTCCGGAGAAGGACCAGAACGGCAACGTCATCGACTACGCGCCGACGTTCGCGCCGGCGCCCGGTGCCCTGTGGGAGCTGCCTCCTGAGGTGGACACGATCTGGGAGTCGCAGCAGACCAACGCCAGCGACCTCCTCGCGGCCGTGAAGGATGACCTACGCGCGTTCGGTGCGCTCACGGCCGCCCCCATGCCTGGCGTCTCGTCAGACTCGGCCAACCAGTCCGCAGAGGGCGCCCGATCCGGCAAGGAGGGAACGGCGTCGAAGGCGTCGAAGTTCCTGCGCCGCGTCCAGCCCGTCCTGAACGGGGCGATGCTCGCCGCGCTCCGCGTGGAGTCGTTCCCCACGGAGGACACGGTTGAGGTCAAGTTCGAGCCGACCGACCGCATCACGCTCGCTGAGAAGATGGATGCGGCCTCAAAGGCCATCGCTGCCGGCATGTCCCTGCCCGTGGTGCAACGCGACATCCTGGGCTGGACCGAGGAGCAGATCGAGGAAGACGACCGGAACCGACGCCGCACCGCCGGCCGCGCTGGACGTCAGGCGCTGATGGGTGCAGCACCGCTGCTGTCGGTGGCCTGAAATGGCGCTCTCGCAAGCAGACCTCGAGTACTACCGCACAGTCCTGAACAAGCTGTCGCTGTCCGCGTGGGATGACTTCCAGCGGTCTTTTAATGGGTTGCCGCAATGGGAGGCCGTGTCGGCTAAGCGTGCCTTGAGTGGCGCATGGCCGGAGCTGATCGACTACTACGGGAACATTGCGGCGACGTTTGGCGCCGACAATGTCGAAGAGTGGGCCGAGTCGATGGGCATCAAGCCTGTCGTGAAGATGGTTGATGGCGTCGATCCGGTCAGGGCTACTGCCCGCGCTGAATGGGCACTGTCTACCGCCGACCCGATGGGCAACTTCAAGGTTCTGGTCGACGAGCTGGTCAAGCAGCCATACCGCTCAACCGTCCACAATTCTGCTGCCGCGTCTGGTGTTGGATGGGCTCGCGTGCCGACCGGGTCCGAGACGTGCTCGTTCTGCCTGATGCTTGCAAGCCGCGGCGGCGAGTATCGCAGCAAGAAGAGCGCGCAGTTCGGGTCAAAGGGCAAGAAATACCACGGCGAGTGTGTGGTCGAGGGGACGCTAGTTCATGGCCCTGCGGCGAAGGTTGCGCTGCGTCGGGAGTACGACGGCGAAGTCGTCGTCGTCTGCACGTCCGGTGGACATGACCTCACCGTCACCCCGAACCACCCAGTACTGACCCGGCGAGGGTGGGTTGCGGCGGGCCTTCTTCACGAGGGCGACGACCTTCTGGCCGCCGGTGCGGGTCAGGGGCATGTAGTGGGTGGACCAGACGAAGACGACGCTCCAGCCAGAGTCGAGGATCGCTTTCGTGCGCTTGGCGTGATGGGCGCGTCGGTCGCCGGTTCCGTGCCAGGAGCCCCCGAGCAGTTCCACGGCGACGGGCGAGATTCCGAAGTCGAGGTTGTAGCCCGCGACGGCCTTCTCTGGGACGAAGTGCAGGCCAGCTTCCGCCAGCCACTGGCCGAGCCGGATCTCGCCTTGGGAGCGGTGAACGAGCCCGGCGACGGCCTTCCGTTCGATGGTCTCGGCGCGCGCGTGATTGGTGGCGGGGCTCCACGTTGTGCCACGCACGGCGGCATGGGCAGCCGCGGCCTGCTCTCGGCGCTCGGCGGGGGTCATCTTCGCGGCGCGGACGACGCCAGCACGCGACCTGTCGCGGATTGGCTCCCCGGCCTCAGTGAGCCACCGGCGCACGACTCCCCGGGAGACGCCGCAGGACCGGGCGAGGGCCAACTCGCTCTCCCCGGCGCGATATCTGGCGGGGACGCCTTCGGGCATATCGAGCGCACGCGCACGGTTCGCTCGGTGTCGGTTACTGCGATTGTCCGGAAGTCCTACAGCGGTCATGTCTACAACCTCGTTACTGGCGATGGTTGGTACTTCGCCAACTCGATTGTAACGCATAACTGCGACTGCACGCCGGTTCTTATCCGGGACGAGAGCGATTACCCGGAAGGTTACGACCCGGACGCGCTCTATGACGTCTACGACGCTGCAGTCGCGGCCGCGGGCGGCTCGCGGGCAGGCAACACGAGCGAGATTCTCGCGCAGATGCGCGTCATTACTGGCCACTCGCACTAGCAGTTGGTCGAAGCATGCCACCGCGCCCGGTGCGCGGTCACCAAATCGCCCAGGAGGCACCGTTATGTCCGTTCCGACCAATCCCACCACCCCGCCCACCACAGACCCGCAGGCGCCCACCACGGCACCGGTCGACGCTCAGCAGGCGCAGGACGCCGAGCCGAAGACCTTCGACGCCGACTACGTGAGCAAGCTGCGCCAAGAGGCGGCCAAGTACCGCACCGAAGCCAAGGCCAACGCGGACGCAGCCAAGCGTCTCGCCGAGATCGAGGAAGCGCAGAAGACCGAGACGCAGAAGCTCGCCGACCGCCTCGCCGTGGCCGAGAAGAAGGCGCAGGACGCCGAGCTGAAGGCACTCCGGTCGGACATCGCGCAGGCCAAGGGTGTCCCCGCGGCGCTGCTCACGGGCAGCACCGAGGACGAGCTGAACGCGAGCGCCGACGCGCTGATCGCGTTCCGCGGCGGTGCACCCAAGCCGCCCACCGCGCCGCCCGCCGCAGGCGTGCAGGGCAACGTCGGCAAGCCGGTCGGCAGCCGGACAACGCAGGAGGCCATCGACGCCGCATCGAAGGCCGGGAACCACGCACTCGCCATCTCACTGAAGCGTCAACTCGCGGCGGAGAACGCAGCTCACCACTAGTCCCACGAAAGGGGCACCATGTCCGGCATTTCCGCGATGGGGACCACCTACAACCTCCCCAACTACCACGGCGAGCTGTTCGCCATCACCCCCGCCGACACCCCGCTGCTGTCCGCCATCGGCGGCCTCACGGGCGGCGGCCAGACCGACTCGACGCAGTTCGAGTGGCAGACCTACGACCTCCGCGACCCGTCGCAGCCGAACGTGCTGGAGGGCGCGACCGCCCCCACCGCGCAGGCGCGCGTCCGGGCCAACGTGTTCAACGTCTGCCAGATCCACCAGGAGAAGGTCTCCGTCTCCTACACCAAGCAGGCGGCCACGGGCCGGTACGCGACCCCCTCCGCCGCCCCCTACGCGCAGGCGTCCGGCGTCGCCAACCCCGTCGTGAACGAGCTCGACTGGCAGATCGCGCAGGCCATCAAGACCATCGCGCGCGACGTCAACTGGTCGTTCATCAACGGCCGGTACGCGCTGCCCACCACGAACGCCGCCGCCCGCAAGACCCGCGGCATCCTCGAGGCGATCACCACGAACGTCACCGACAAGGGCACCAACGTCCAGACCGGCGCGTCCTCGGCGACCGACACGATCACCCCGGCCGAGGCGCACAGCTTCTCGGCCGGCGACCTGATCGTCTTCGACTCGGTGGGCGCGATGACCAACGTGACCGCCGGCAAGGTCTACTACATCCACTCCGTGGGCACCACCTCCACGTTCAAGGTGAAGACGACCGCGGGCACCACGGGTGGCACGGCCCTCACGCTGGGCACGTCCTCGGCGAACATCTCATACCACCAGGTGTGGACGACCGCGCTGACGACCGACCACATCGAGACCGCCATCCAGGGCATCTTCGACAACGGCGGCCTGTCCGGTGGCATCCCGACCATGCTCGTCGGCTCGCGGCAGAAGCGCGCCATCACGGCCGCCTACGCCACCTCCTACGGCAAGGCCGTGCCGCTCGTCCAGGGCGAGCGCGTCGGCGGCGTCGCGGTCGACACGGTGCTGACCGACTTCGGTCAGTTCGCCATCCTGCTCGACCGGGCCATGCCGCAGGATGCCATCGCGTTCCTGTCGCTCGACCAGCTCCGGCCGGTGTTCCTGAACGTGCCCGGCAAGGGCGTGTTCTTCGAGGAGGCCCTCGCCAAGACCGGCGCGTCCGACGACGTGCAGATCTACGGCGAGATCGGCCTCGAGTACGGCAACGAGAAGGCGCACGGCGTCCTCCGCGGCCTGGCTGTCGGCTGACCCTCCAACCCCGCCCGAGCCGCGCGGCACGCTACCCCGCGCGGCTCGGGCACCACCCCAAACCTCAGCGATCGGAGCCACTGTGGACGCTCTCGCCACCACGAGCGACGCTGCGCTGTTCGACCTGACCGTGACCGACGGCGCGCTCATGCGGGCCTCGGCACGCATCCGCGGGCACGTCCGGCAGCAGATCACCTACGGCGCGTCCACGACCATCCTGCCGTGGTCGAACCGGCGCCTGCCGGAACGGCCGGTGGTGTCGGTCGAGTCGGTCACCGACGAGGATGGCGTCACGCTCACCGAGGGCACCGACTGGAAACTGGTGGGCGACAGGATCGACACCAGTTCGACTGGGCGCCTGACTGTCGCCTACACGCACGGGTTCACTGCCCTGCCGGACGAGCTGGTCGAACTGGTGTGCACGGTGGCCGCTCGCATGGGCGGCATGCCGGCAGAGCTTCAGGCTGGCGTGCGGTCACAGGGTGCCGGACCTTTCCAGCAGACCTACGGCTGGGACTCCTACAAGGCGGCGTCTGGCCTCACTGAAGGCGAGAAGCAGGTTTTGGCGCGCTACTGGCCGAGACTGCCGCGCACCATCACACTCGGGAGTCCGGCCGGATGATTCCCACCCCGCAGTCGGTCACGATTCACCGCTACACCCTCGGCACGGCTGACGCTCACGGAAACGCGGCCGAGTCGTGGGTTGCCGATACCGCGGCGACGGTGGTGCATGCTGTGGCGCCCGGTGCGTCCGCTGAGGCGCTGCAAACGGGCCGTGACGTGTCCGAGGTGGCGTGGACGGTTTACGCCCCGCAGGGCGTGTCTGTGGCCGCCAGGGACCGCATTGTGTGGCGTGGCGCCACGTACCTAGTACATGGCGAGGCCGCCGATTACGGGCACGGCCCGTGGTCGCATCCTTCCGCGGGTGTGGTCATCGAGTTGAAGCGCTGGGAGGGCTGATGGCGATCAAACTGAAGTGGCGGCCGGGAGCCCGTGCCGACCTGCTGCAAGAGTTGGCCGGCACCCTCGACAAGACTGGCGAAGCGGTCGCGAAGGCATGCAACGACGAATCATCTTGGGGCTATTACGCCAGCGTCTCAGCCACCTACGAAGGTAGAAACGGCACGGCACCGGTCACCCGTGTGCTGTCGTACAACGCCGAGTCTGATGCCCGAGGTAACCGGCTGTTACGCAATCTGGCGGCCGGGGGCATTGCGTGAAGCCCGGCGATGTTGAGGCCGCTGTGCTGGCCATCGTTGCCGGTCCTGCAGCCACCCGCATCCCGCAGACCGTGCCGTCCGCGTTCACCCGCATCTCGGTTGTCGGCGGGTCACGCATCAACCTGATCCAAGCCCGGCCGACTGTCCTGGTCGAGTGCTACGCGCTCACCGACCTAGAGGCGCTAGACCGCGCCAATGACGCATGGCAAGCGCTTGACGCCGCCCAGCACGCCACTAGCGGGGGAGTGTGGTTCGGCGGCATCGACCTGTCGTGGCCTGTCGCCTACCCCGACCCCAGCACCCCGACGCACTACCGCTACCAGTTCACAGCCTCCGTCGTGGCGGCTTTGTCGCCCAACTGAAAGGAAAGCCACCATGGCGACCCTGTATCACCCCACACTGCCCACCACGGTTGACGTGCCCGACTCTCAGGTCGCCGACTGGCTCGAACAGGGCTGGCTGAAGCCTGAGCCCGCCGCACGTACCGCCGAGAGCATCTACGAACAGCTGGAGGGCTGACCCATGGCACAAACTGCGCAGAACGTAACGGCTGCATCCCCGATCTCGACCGGCGGCGTCCTGGTGGCGCCGAAGGGCACCGCACTGCCCACCGACACCGATGTCGCACTGAATGCTGCGTTTGTGCCGCTCGGCTACGTCGGCGAGGGCGGCATTGAGCCGGCCGGCGAAGGCGCGTCGTACAACGACATCAAGGCATGGGGCGGCGACATTGTCACCTCCGTGCTCAAAACCAAGTCGATCACCAAGTACTCGTTCACCCTGCTCGAGGTGTTCAGCGAAGAAGTCGCCAAGCAGGTGTTCGGCTCGACCAACGTGACGTTCACCCCGGCCGCCGGGGCTGTCCCGTCGAAGCTCGCCATCCTCGACAAGGGCGACGAGATTCCGCGACGCGCCTACATCTTCGAGATGGCATACGGCGCCAAGAAGCTCCGCTACTGCTTCCCTGACGCACAGATGGCGGTTGTCGGCGAGGGGCCGCTGGTCCACAACGACATCACCAACTATCAGGTGGAGATCACGGCATACCCGAACAGTTCCGGTGTCCGGTCGTACCGCTATCTGAAGAACGACGATCCGGTCAGCTGACCCCTTGACCCGACCTCCACGCGACTGGCTGAGCGCGTGGAGGTCGGTCTCAGCCAACCCTCAGTCTGCTAGGAGCATCATGGCAACGACACGCAAGACCCCGCAGGACCACAAGCAACCGCAGGACGCTCACCAGGCCGACGACACCCCGCAGTCGGTCACGGTCACCGTCCGGGATATCGACTGGACGATCCGCGCCGAAGTCATGGACGACATGGCTTTCCTTGAGGACCTGGAATCATTGGAGGCCGGCAAGGCGTCCATCCTGCCGAGCTTCTGCCGCCGGTTGCTGGGCGCTGAACAGTACGAGGCCGCGAAGGAGCTGGTTCGCGGGGAGTCCGGCAGAGTACGCCCCGCCGAGCTCATGGAGTTGGTGCAAGAGATCCTGTCCGCACCGTCGTCGGCGGTTGTGCCGGTGGGGGAATCTTCGGCCTCCTGAAGCTCCACGCCGAGCACAGTGAGGCCATCGAGTACGACCTGCTGACGCACGGTTTCGCCTGGCGTGACGCGGGCCGATCGTTGCCGTGGCGGGATGTGCATGTGCTGGTCAAGGCGTTTATGCGCCGCGACGAGTGTGAGACACACCGGGCGTTGGACGCCGACTGGTGGGTGTCTCCTGAGGTGTTGCTGCTGCGCGAGGTTGAGCTGTCGGGCCGGGTGGCCGCGTGGTTGCAGACCGAGGACGCCCGCAAGCGCCGCAATCAGCCGAAACGCATCCCGCTGACCACCGGCGAACGCTTCGCTGCGAAACCTGAACGTGAACGGTACGACCTGCGCACCATGTCCGAGATTGACGAGCTGATTGGGTGGGGGGATCGTGGCGGAGGAAGGTAAGGCCAAGGGCATCGAACTCGGGACGGCCTACGTCACGCTACTTCCTAGCACCAAGGGGTTCAGCAAGGCCGTCAATGGCGAGCTGCGGACGGTCGAGAAGGACGCGAAGGCGTCTGGAGACCGGGCTGGCGAGCAGTTGGGTGACGGCATCGCCAAGGGCAGCAAGAGCAAGATGAGCGGGATCGGGTCGGCGCTCAAGGTTGGGCTGGTGGGTGCTGCTGCCGCTGCTGGCGTGGCTGCTGGCGCGATCTTCGCGTCGTCGTTCACTGCCGCATCGAACCTGCAGCAGTCCACCGGTGGCGTTGACGCGGTGTTCAAGGAGCAGGCCGACGCGATCCATGCGGCCGCGAAGGACGCCGCGCAGGGCCTCGGGCTGACGCAGAACGCCTACAACGAGCTCGCCGCCACGCTGGGCGCTGGCCTGAAGAACAAGGGCATCGAGGACTTCGCCGGGCAGACTCAGAACCTCATCGGGTTGGGCGCTGACCTTGCAGCACAGTTCGGCGGTTCAACTGCCGACGCGGTGTCGGCGATCTCGTCGCTCATGCGTGGCGAAACCGACCCGATCGAGAAGTACGGCGTCGGTATCAACGAGGTGGCGATCAAGGCCGAACTGGCTGCCCGTGGCCAGGACAAGCTGACTGGGGCTGCGCTGGAGGCCGCGAAGGCTCAGGCGCGCGTCGACCTCCTGTTCAGGCAGACCGCTGACGCCCAAGGGGCGTTCGGCCGCGAATCGGACACCCTGGAAGGCAAGCAGCAGCGGGCCGCCGCACAGTGGGGTAACCTGCAAGCCAAGATCGGCGGGGCGTTCCTGCCCGCGCTGACCAAGGCGATGGGCTTCGTGTCAGAGGTCGCGCTGCCCACCATCGACAAGTTCATCGACGGTGCGAAGGGCATGAAAGATGCCCTTATTGCCGACTGGGAGAACAGCCCCGCCAAGGTTGCGTTTGATGCTCTGGTGGCTGCGATCCAAGAGAACGTGCTGCCAGCATGGCAGCGCATGCAGGACGCCTTCAAGGGCCTGTACGACGTCGTAGCGCCCATTGTCGCCGAGGTTGTCGACTTCGTGAAGGGCAAGTTTGCCGAGTGGGACGTGTCCGAGACGATGGATACCGTCACCACGACAATATCCGAGGCGATGGACCTGGTTTCGCTGATCGTTACCACGGTCGGCAACAAGATCAGCGCATGGTGGGATAAGCACGGCGCTACGGTGCTGGCGATTGTCGGCACCATGTTCGACACGCTCAAGGCGTTGTTCGGCTCGTCGCTTGAGGTGATCCGCGGGGTCATTCAGACGGTGACCGCGCTGATTCAGGGCGACTGGCAGGGCGCGTTTGACGGGCTCAACCGTATCACCGAGGCCACCCGTGACGCGGTGGTCACTGTACTGCGCGGCCTTGTTGATGTGATCGGCGAGCTGTTCGGTGTCAGCAACCTGTCAGCGAAGATCACCGCCGGTTTCCGTGACGCCATCGCGTGGATCAACAACAACTTCATCGACGGCATCAACGGAGTCATCTCCAAGGTCGGCATCGACTGGTCGATCCCCCGCATCCCTGGCTTCGCAGACGGCGGTTACACCGGCCCGGGCGGCAAGTATCAGCCTGCCGGCGTCGTGCATGCTGGTGAGGTCGTGTGGTCGCAGCGTGACGTGGCGGCGTGGGGCGGGCCGGGCACCGTTGACGCGATGCGGCAGTGGCGTGGCTACGCAGAGGGCGGCATTGTCGGCGACATTGCTGGCGGTTTCGTGTCCGGGGCCGCAGCTCTGCTCGACTTCATCCGTGACCCTGGCGCGGCCTTGTCGGGGTTCGTGGACGGCATTCTTGCCGGCGCGCCGGGCGGGCTGGCTGGTGCGTTCATCCGATCCTTGCGGGCGCTGCCAGCGTTGATCGCCGAGAAGATCAGCGAGTTCTTCCGCAGCCTGTTCGCTGGCGGCACTGCTGGCGGGCTGCCTGTCGCTGGCACGATCAGCAGCCCCTACGGGTTCCGGGTCGGCCCATTCTTGGGCGCCGAACTGCATGACGGCGTCGATATTGCGGCCGCGATGGGTTCGCCGGTGTCCGCTCCGCTACCTGGCATCGTCACGTTCGCCGGCTGGAACGGCGGATACGGCAACCAGGTCACGCTGGACCACGGCGGTTTCACAACGTTTTACGCGCACATGTCGGCGATCATGGCGAGCGTCGGGCAACTCATTCAGGCTGGGCAGGTGCTCGGACTGGTGGGATCGACTGGCATGTCGACCGGCCCCCACCTGCACTGGGGCTCGTCGCTAGGCGACCCGATGCAACTGCTGTATGACGACGGCGGCTGGCTGTCGCCCGGCACAAGCTTGGTGGCGAACAACTCGGGGCGTCCTGAGCCGGTACTCACGTCTGGCCAGTGGGACAACGTGTCCACAATCGCCGCGCGGGGTGCCACCAACCGGCTGCACCCTGACGATCTGCGCGAGTTGGCAAGCATCCTCGACCGCCGCCCCGTCCGCGTGGACGTGGACGGTCGACAGATCGCATCTTCGGTGCGAAACCACAACCGCTCAATCCGCTAAGGAGTTTGATGGCAGCCACTATCACGGTCGGACGGGCTGGGACGCTGGGCGAGGCCGTGCTCTCGACCGCTGACCTCAAAGCGGGCAAGGCGTCCGTCAAGGGCACCATCGTCGACCTGGACTATGACAAGGTTGAGCTGACTCACGTAGCGGAGCAGTTCGCCGCCTATATCGACTCACCAGACGAGGCTTTCGTGCCGGTGCTGTGGTCTGGTGGGCCGAGCGTTTGGGACGGCTTCTACCGGGTCGAGGACGTGCAGCTTCACGGCTGGCGCTCCGACGCGTGGGAGATCGGCCTAGAGCTGGAGCGCGTCCAGGGTTTCGCCGCACCGTTGTTTGAGGCCATCGTGTTGGGCGGCAAGCGGGCAGGGGTTGCCGCGGCCGTGGCCGCCCAAGCGTGGCAGTCGCTCCCGGCCACCGTGATGGGCTACGAAAACGGCACCATCACGCCTACCGTCGAGACCGTAGCGTCAGCGGACGGCAATCTGACGCTGTTCACCGACGCCGTCAACAAGCTATTCAACGCAAGGGTCGAGTTCTACCTGCCCCCGGCGTCCTGGTATGTGGGAGCCGCGACGTTGACGATCGGCGGGAAGCTGATTGTTGGGCGGCAGTGCCCGAACGACCCCGACGGCTGGGCGTTGTCCAACGGCATCGTCCGGTTGTCTGGCGTCACCGACTCGGGCGCGATCAAGCTGGAGCACTGGTCTGGGACCGCATGGGTCGAGGATGGCTCGTACTGGTTCGGGCAGTACGGTGGCGGCGCGCAGCCGTTGTTGACGGCACCACCTTTGGCGATCACCGTCCTACGCAACGGCCCGGAGTGTGTCACGATCAGGTTGGCCTACGACGCGGCGTCAATCGTCACCAACGCCCGGTTTGCCGTCAACGTGGACGTTTCGCTACGACGCGGCGCAAACTGCGCCGAGGTCTACCTGTCCACCCGCGGGGCCTACCGCTGGATGGTCAAGACCGAGATCGACTACGCCACGGCAGTTAGTGGCGGTGGCGCATCGGCTGACCCTGCCACGGGAGTCGGTTTTGCTTTGGGCAACACTGACTCTATTGAGCCAGCGGACCCGAAGGCGTTCGCCCTCGCCGCGAACGACACTTACATGGCGTGCGGGATCGGGCACGTCTTCGGCACAGTCAACGCGACCAGCGTGGGTGTGTTCGGCAGCCGCTACGCCTCTGCTCAGTCGGAGCGCGTGTTGGCGGTGGCGCGGTGAGTGTCACCGAGCGGGTGATGTCCGCCGGGTCGTGGTCCCTGCAACTGGTGGAGGACACGCCACGCCGGGTACTGGAGGCCATCGACATCGAGGTTGCCGGGTTCGGCCAGCTCGTCATCCTGCCGTCACGGCTCGACCCTCGCAACCACACCGACGCGACCCTGCTCGGATTGGCCCGCTACACTGGCCTGTTCCGCAAGCAGGACGGCGACTTCCGGCTCGGTGGCCCAGGTCTGCCGATCTTGCTGGGTGACGAGGACAACAAGGGCGACATCTTCGAGGTTGAGCGCACCACGGCAAGCGGCTGGCTCACGCAGTGGGCGGCGTCTCTGTGCCCGGTGTCGCTGGAAGCTGGCAGCACCTACAGCCCTGGCGGAGCCTACACTGGCGGCTTCTACCTGGTCACTGCTCGCGAGGCACTGGAAACGCTCAAGGGCGAGTTCAACGCGCCTATCGAGTGGCGAGTCACCCCTGATCTCAAGTTTCACGTCGGCACCGTGTTCGGCACCGCTGGCACCGATGCGCTCTACGACTCGACGCCCAAGGTAATCGTCCTGCACAACGCGGGCGAGGGCGGCAGCGACTTCGGCCTGACCGGTGTTCGCGGCGTATCAGGGCTGATCCGTGATCTTGAGGATTACACGACCAAGGTCGTCTATAGGACCGAGGAGACGGTTGAAACTTCCAAGACCGATATCGCTACGACCGCGGATGACGAGACGGTATCCGGGTCGACATCGGTCACGGAGCGCGAAACGGTCACACATGTCGCGACTGCGGCGACCGCCGATGTCGACGTGCCGTTCGCGCGTCCCACGGGCGGCCCGGTCATCCTCGACCGGGTGGTCGAGGGCAACAGCGACGATGGCTCAGACGTAGACCCGCAAGCACAGGCTGATATGCAGTTGGGCCGGTTCGATTCGATCCGCCGCGAGATAACGGTGGAGGGCGGCGCGTATGACGTCGGCCACCTGTCTCCGGTCGGCTCCCGGATCTGGCTGTACGCGCCCCCGGTCGTGATGGACGCCGCCAATCCGCTGCAGTTCCGTGGCCGGGTCTGCTACCCGGTTGCGGTGCGCCTCATGGGCCTCACCTGGCCGATCACCCGCGGGATGGGCGTCTATCTGCGCACGAACAAGGGTGCCGTCGTCTGGCATGACCTGACCAACTACGTCGCGTGGGAGTCCGGCGACGTGCAATTGGAAGTCGACTCCATGCCGCGGCCTTCGAACTAGGCCGCGTAACACCCCCTACAAACGTCAGGAGCACCCATGCTGCGTCGTCTTGTCCCGCTCGTCCTCGTCGTCCTGGCGGCCTTGCTGGCCCCTGTGGCGCCCGCCCACGCCCGGCCTGTCGGTGCCGAGTCGGTGCGCGTGATCGTCCGCACCGACCGCCTGCGGGCTGGTGTCGAGCAGGGCGTCTACATCTGGGCGGCCGGGCAGACCCGCTACCGGCTGCAGCTCAACGATCGGTGTTATGCGGGCGACGTGTGCATCGTGGTGGACGGTACGTGGTGGGCCGGGGACTGGATGAGCGTGGATGGTGTCGATGTCGGCTCCGAGTCGTGGACGGACCGGCGTGGCCGCTGTCAGGTGCGGGTGCCGCACGTGCTGGCGCGCATGTCGCCGGACGTGACCGCGTGGGTGACCGCGCACGAAATCGGCCACTGCCTCGGCTTGTCCGACACTGGCGGCGTGACCGGTGTCATGGGTGACTCGCTTGGCTACGCGGTGTCTGCGGCGGAGGCTGAAGCCATCTGGGAGTCGGCATGATGCCCGACTGGCTGGAGACGATGACGGTGGTACAGATTGTGGGCTGGCTAATCGCGTTGGGTGGTGTTGTGGCGGGTTTGCGGTGGCTGAAACCGATCGCGGACGCCTTGCACAATCTGGTGCTCGACTGGGCGGGTGAGCCTGCCCGCGATGGTGTGCCAGCCCGCCTGGGTGTGATGGCCCGGCTTGATGCGCTGTCGCGTGAGATCGCCGCAGTCAAGGCGGACACGAAGTCGGCGGCCTACAACACAGCGCCGAACGGTGGCGAAAGTTCGCACGACGAGATCATCAAGATGTTGACCGGCCTGCAGGGCAGTGTGCGGCAACTGGAGATCCAGCAGGTCGCGCAAGGCTCCAGTTTGCGGCAACTCAACGACAGACTTGATTGCGTGTCGCAGGAGTTGGCCCGGGACCGCGCCGAGATCCACCGCATCATCGACATCGACACGGCGACGCCGTGAACGAGCCCGAGGGCGCTGATCGGCGCGATGCCCACGGATGCCGACCCGCTGGACGTCCGGCGCACCCCGCTGCCAGACCGGTGCTGCACAGAGAGGCCCGCCCCATGAACGATGATATTTTCCCTGGCGATGGCCCATTGACACGCGAGGAGATGGGCGCGATCGTGTTGTCGCTCGACGCCCGCTATCAGCGGTTAGTCGGCGCTGTGGAGCGGCATCGTGGACGCTCCGATGAGGCGTCCGTTGCGCTGGTGACGGCGGTGCAGCGGTACCATGAGCAGATGCAGGCGGCGACGGCTGAGTTGGTGGCGACACTGGAAGCGAGTCTGTGATCGAGCACATCAACTGGGCCGCTCAACTGCTGATGACGCTGCTCGCGGCAGTCGGCGCCTTCGGTGCGACATTGGCTGCCACAACGAAGGCGCGCGCCGAAGCCAAGCAGATCGAGGTCGAGACCCGCAGGATGCTGCGGGGCATCCAAAATCAGGTCTCCAATGACCATCCCACCAATCTGCGGGACGACATCACCGCGATCCAGACGACGCTCAAACATCTCGCGGAGGCGCACGCGGACACCGCTGGCGAGGTCCGCGAGATCAAGGAGTCGATGCGCGAGGTCAAGCAGCAGCAGCAGGTGCTGTCGGCAGACATGCGCGAGGAGCGCCGCCGCGTGACCCGCACCATCGAGGGCGCCGAATCAACTCACGCCGATCTGCGGGAGACCCAGGCCGAGATGTCCGGGCGGCTGCGTGCCGTCGAGGCGTGGTGGCACCAGTTCGGGCGGCGCAAGCAACCATGACCAGATTTCGTAGCGCGCATGCCCCTTGCTTCAGCTATGGGGTAAGCGCATCAAGTGACAGTGAAACCTGCTAGAGCGAGGAGGCATCCGTTGAAGAAGCAGGAATCCCCCGGCTTTAGCCGTGGGGAGCAAGTCAACCATGCCCACCATCCGTCGTCTACTGGACGCGCGATGAGCGGTCAGGGATTCATCGGCCGGTGCGTCGAACCTGCCCGCGAGACGCAACGCATGTACGGCGTCCCTGCGTCGGTGACGATCGCGCAGGCGATTCTCGAGTCTGGCTGGGGCGGCTCAGAGTTGGCGACGAGGGCGAACAACTACTTCGGGATCAAGTGCGCCGCCGTGGCCAGTCCGCACCAGATTGGCTGCATCGACAAGGCAACGTGGGAGCACCTCAACGGCAACGACGTGACTATGACTGCGAGTTTCAGGCGCTATGCGTCGATGCGGGACAGCTTCCTCGATCATGGTCTGTTTCTGACCAAACCCCGCTATGCGGCGGCGTTCAAGGCCGCCACCCCGGACGAGTTCGCTCACGAAATCTGGCGGGCCGGGTATGCCACCGACCCGCAGTATCCCGCAAAACTAGTGCGGCTCATGGACCAGTACGAGCTTCGCCAATACGACGACCCGAAACAGCAGGAGGCACCCATGCCCAAGGTTTTCCTCAGCCCATCCGACCAGGACGACAACCCTGTCCACGGCGGCGGCCACGAGCAGCAGTACGCACAGGTCAGGTGCCGGGTCGCGGCTGACGTGCTGCGTAACAGCGGCATCGACGTCAAGGTCAGCGAGGCTGGCATCGGAGACGACTCCGGCGGTTATGCCGCGTCCGTGCGGGAGGGTGAGGCGTGGGGGCCGGACCTGTACATCGCGGACCACAGCAACGCTGTCGGGGGTGCGGTCAAGCGGCGCGGGATACATATGTACACCTGGCCGGGCGATCTGGACGGCCGCAGGCTCGCGCAGCTGATCATCGATGAGGTGCGGCCCATCTTTGGCGGCCCCGACTACCCCACGGCGATCCTCAACGGATCGCATCTGTACGAGGTCAACGGGCCCAGCGCGACAGTCGTGTTCATGGAACTCGGATTCCATGACCATCCCGAGGACGCAGCCATCATCCGCACCCGGTCAGTCGAGATCGGCGCAGCCGTAGGGCGTGCAATCGCAAAGTACTACGGCAAAGCAACCCAACCATCACCACAGGAGGACGACATGACACCAGACCAGGACCGCATGCTCAAAGAGGTCCACGAGGCGCTACGCAGAGGGCAGGCGGGCTCCCATCCCGCCGGTCACATCCCCGGCCAGCTGACGTCGTTCGAGAACATGTTCCGGCCAGCCGAAGCCGGCCGGCTGTCGGAGGACGGCGACATCCTCGCCCGGCTGAAGCGCATCGAGGCGCGACTCGATACGGCGAAGCCCCCTGCGGTGGAGCTCGACGGCACACTCGCCGACCTGTCCGCGGTCGTCGAGACCGCGGTGCGTCGCGTGCTCGACGACGCGTCCGCGACCATCCGTTTCTCCGCGCCGGCAACGGAGAACTGACATGGATGCTGTCGTCGCAATCGCTACCGCCCCTGCCGTCTTGGCGCTCGTCAACCTGCTGAAGGGCCTCGGGCTCAGTGGCCGCTGGTCCGCGCTGGTGGCTGTGCTGCTCGGTGTCGCCATCACCGCGGGCGGCGCCTACCTGCCGTCTGACGTGTGGCAAACCATCGCCGAGGGCTTGGTGCTCGGTCTGGCCGCTGCCGGACTCTACGACGTGGCCAGCCGCGACACCTACATCCCTGAGTGGGCCGAAGCCGAACTCGACTCCACCATCTGACTCGCACCAATCCCCGAGAGGCTAACTCATGGCATTACCGGCTGGCGCAGCAACTGCCACGATCACGGTCGGCGTCTCGACCGACATCGCTGGCACGGCTGGCACGATTACCGGCCTCGCTGTCCGGCCTGAGTGCCGCCTCGTGTGGGCGGCGACCGGCCAGCCGATTGAGGACTGGAATGTGGGCGCGATCGACGCGGCCACCGCCACGCTGGTTGTGCTGGCTGATCAGGATGGTGTGGTCACGTCGGGCACGGTGGCGGGGGCACCTGCTTTGGTGGCGATCCGCTCGTGGCCGATGCAGGCCGTGTGGTGGGTCAAGTCTGCGGACGGGCAGCGTCGCAAGATCGTCCGCCGTTTTCCCGCGGCGTTGCTGACTGCTGGTGGCACGCTTGACCTGGATCTGCTGCCCGCGCATGGTGTGGTCCCGCCCGCCCAGATCACCTACGCGCAGGGGTTCAGCTTTGGCCTCGCGGCTTTGCTCGACAACGGCGACGGGACACTGACCCTCTCCGGGTCGCTCGTCGCCGACAATCTCGACGGCACTCTCACGATCGGAGCATGACCGATGGCCTACAACATCTACAGCAAGGCTGGCACGGACGAAGCGATCAGCAGCGCGCTCGCCGACAGTCTGCCAACCGCACCCGCTGACATCGGTGCCGCGACCGCCGCGCAGGGCGCGAAGGCTGACGCCTCCGACGTTGACCAGATCACCCTGACCGGCGACCTGGTGCTCACCCTGCCCGTGGGGCGTCCGGCCGGGCAGGTGTACCGCTGCGCCATCACGCAGGACGGGGTGGGCGGGCAT